GTTTTATTTAATTGGAGAAAATATGCAGGATGTAGTTTGGGTAAATCCAAGCAACACTACAACGCCAACCGACTCAGAAATAGATGCCTGCGTCGCACAAATGGCACAAGATGTAATAAATGATAAATTAAAAATTGAGGCGGCTAAATTGGCTGCACAACAAAAACTAGCAGCACTTGGAATTACCACAGATGATTTAGTAGCTTTAGGCCTTTAATGGAGACAAGCTACAACGGCTACCCGGCCTCTAAAGATCCTGCCGAGATTAAAATAAAGTCCTACCCCGTAAAGGGTACGGATCGTAAGCTGCGATGTGCTGAGAGTGTGGGGCCACTACTCGCAGCCTTCGCGGCTGAATTTCACGAGCTAATCGAGCCGATCGATGAGGGCACGTTTGACGATTGGGCGTACGCCTACCGCATGGTGCGAGGCAACCCTACAAAATTATCGTGCCACTCCTCCGGTACCGCTATCGATCTAAACGCTACAAAGCATCCACTAGGTAAGTACGACACTTTCCCGGCTGAAAAAATACCAATGATTAGAGCCCTTGCTAAAAAGTACGGCCTCAAGTGGGGCGGCGATTTTAAGAGCAGGCCGGACGATATGCACTTTGAGGTAGAGGTGTCGGCTACTAAGGCTAAACAACTAATAGAAAAGTTAGGATTAAAAGATGCCAACTAGCAGACAAGTAACCGTAACTACATCAGCGACTATTTTGGTGCCTGAAAGCATAGGAGATCAAACAGCTTTAATACACGCTACTAATGATGATCTATACATAGGCGGAGCGGACTTAACTACCGCTAACGGTTATCTTTTAGATCATAAAGATAAAATCACGGTACCCGTCGGAGATCATCAAGCTTTATATGGTGTCGTAGCAAGCGGTACTACAACGGTATCGGTGTATTACCAAGTCAATTAAGGGGCATTACAGGAGAGCACAATGAATAAAAAGCAATTAGAGGCAGCTGCAAAATCATACGCACGAGCAGCGCTCGCATCCGTAGCAGCTTTGTATATGTCGGGTATTACTGATCCAAAAGTATTAGCTAATGCCTTTATCGCCGGCCTCGTAGGTCCGCTACTTAAAGCGGTACAACCAAGCGAGAAGCAATACGGCATAGGCTCTAAATGATCCGGGCCCTGATAGGGGCAATGGTGGGGACTTTGCTCCTATCGGGGTGCGGTTATCAAGGATGGGTAAGATATGAGTGCCAAGAATACGAAAACTGGACAAAGCCTGAGTGCACTCCGCCTCAATGCGAAGTTACCGGCACCTGCACTAAGGACCTTATTACGACAGATGAGTAAAGAAAATAAACGTTTATCCCCTGAGGATATTCACGCTCGCCTGATATTTTTAATTGGCGCGGTTTTAGCTTTAACCTTTTTTGTAATTACGGGCGGTGCCGTATACGCGCTTGTCTTTGTCACTCAGCCCGTAGGAGCTCAAGCGCCTAACGATCGAGACTTTATACAACTTTTACAAACCTTGGCCATATTCTTAACCGGAGCCCTTGGCGGCGTGTTAGCCGGTAATGGTCTAAAGTCTAAACCTAAAGAGCACCCTAAGGCCGACACGCCAAACACGAATACGCTTTGATATCTGACAAAAAGCCTTCATACTGATACTACAAACGCTGAGAGGGCTACTCGGTTAGTAGCTTGATCGGCCTTAACAAAGGGCTAAGTAATGAATAGTTTAGATATATTGATCGGTTTGGCAGCCTGCGGTATGGGCTTTATGTTTATGGTAATCGGTTACTCCATAGGACACCGACAAGGGCACGGCGAGGGGTTTGTACGTGGCCGCGCTATTGCGCAAGCTCTGAAAGACAAGGAGCTAATCTAATGGGGTTTTTAGACAATTACGAGGATGTAAACGCTCGTATTAAGCGCTTTAGAGCAGAATTTCCATCCGGGCGATTAATCGCCTACATCGAGGACATCGATATTATTAAGGGCACAATCCTCGTAAAAGCTGAGGCATACCGTGAGTACGAGGATATGGTGCCTAGCGCCGTGGATTACGCTTTTGGTAACGTCTCAACGTATCCAAACAATATGAAAAAATGGTTTATAGAGGACACGATTACCTCAGCTTACGGGCGCGTTATCGGGTTATTAACGCCAAGTGAGCACGCACGGCCTACCGTACAAGATATGCAAAAGGTAGAGACTTTACCGGCAGACTCGGATCCGTGGAGTACAAAGGCCTCGATCGAGGATATGGCTACGATGGCTAGTGGCATTTTAGAGATTGGTAAAAGCCTAGGCGGTGAGTTAGTAGCTGAGGCTCCTCGATGTGCTCATGGCACGATGATATGGGCCGAGGGCACGGCCAAGGCAACGGGTAAACCGTGGGCCGCTTACAAGTGCACCGAGCGCGTACGAGCTAATCAATGTAACCCATATTGGCACGTGCTTGGCTCAGATGGAAAATGGAAGCCTCAAGTATGAGCGAGCTAACCTATATTAAGGACGGTCTAGCTACGACGATCCACGATAACGGCGAGATTACCGTGGTAGCTGCCAAACAATGCGACGAGTGCTTTAAGTGGCAAACTACTTTAGGCGGCTTTAATGTGCGAGACGTAAGCGGCGAGGTAGTTTTATGGCTATGTGCACAATGTCGAGCGTAGTAAAAGTCGTACTCGATCGGTCGCAGGAAATTACGGCTCATCGAGTAGGACTAGAGCGCACAATAACGCGTAACGCTGAGGTGCAGGATGCGAGCAATTTTGGCCAAGTCTATAAAAACTGGCATGAGCTAGTATGGCAAGAGTCAGAGGCGGCAGCCGCAGAGATAGCCGTAGCTAACTATTTTGGCGATTATGGCTTTATACCGGAGATAGATAACGCGCACGATACGGCAGACGTGGGCGAGAATATTGAGGTCAAGTGGACCAAACACACTAACGGCCATTTAATCCTACAAAATCGAGGACCGGGCAGGCCTAACGATGTAGCTATATTAGTTACAGGCTTTAGCCCGGTTTATGTATTACTAGGATGGATGCCGGTACATATGGCCAAGGTGCCTAAATACAAACACCCGTATCAGAATAACTATTGGGTGCCTCGATCTAATCTATTTGAGATGCAATACCTAAAGAGATCTAACTATGGCGACGTATAAAACTAAATGCCGGCTATGTGCCAAAATGACCGATCATATAGAGCGTGTCGTAACCGATAACCTGCCACCGTACGTTAAGTCGCTCCAATGCGTTAAATGCGGCGTTATGGGTATTGTCATGATGGAGGACGTTAAAGATGCCGACGTATGAGTATGAGTGCATAGTGTGTAACGTGCGTTATGAGACGGTGGAAAAGATAGCAGAGCACACTACGCCGTATTGCTGCTCGATGATGATGAGGCAGGTATATAGCGCTCCGGGCCTAATGTTTAAGGGTAAGGGATGGGGTAAAGATGCTTAATACTTATCCACAATGTTTATCCACATATGTTAAAAAGGTGTGGGACACGCTCAAGATTACGCTCAAGATTGACACGTATTTGACTAAGGGTTTACGCTCCATGCTCGTAGGCGAGCCGCTACCGCGGTTAGCTCGCAGACGTAGCTTGGTGCTTTTGGCCGGGCTATTGCTATTTAGCAATATGCCTACATCTAATGCAATTAACACACCAAGAGATAAAGAAAACTACAAACTATACGCACATATAAAGCTATTAAATGCTAAGCAATATAGATGCCTAGAGACTCTCTGGAATAAAGAGAGTAGGTGGGATCCACGTGCAGATAACCCTAAGAGCTCTGCATATGGGATACCTCAATTACTAAAGCTGAAAGTCGATGATCCATTTATGCAGATAGATCTAGGCCTTAAGTACATAGCTCATAAACACCGCACTCCATGTAATGCCCTAGCCTTTCATAATAAAAGGGGATGGTATTAATGGTTAGAGGCAGGCAAGATCCAAGGGTTAGTAGTAAGTACAAGAAAGCAAGGCTTGTAGTCCTAGCTAGAGACGGGTACACGTGTGCCTATTGTGGGCAGGATGCTACGACCGTCGATCACATACAAAGTATTAAATCCGGAGGTGATCCGGTTAGTTTGGAAAACATGATCGCGTGCTGCGCTCGATGCAATAGTGCCAAGGGATCACGCTCACAAGGCGTTTTTTTAGCACGCAATTCTAC